TTACTTAGACTTAGAGAAGATACTATTGCTTCTGATTGGTCAGGTAATATTAATGATTCAACATTAACCCCTTACCAGAAATTAGTAGGTGTCTTAGTTAATGATGCTAAGAAGAACGTAGAGTCTTATCACGATTGGAATGCCTTAAGAGAATCCTTCAACATTCGCTTGAAGACTGGCAATATGCAATATACATTAGGTGATGCCTTGAGAGGTTCTGGTGTAACATTTAAAGTATTGGATGTAATCAATCAGAATACTGGTCAGGTGCTACAACAAGTACCTAATGACTGGATGAATGAACAAGTATTTCCTTTAGCTCAAGCACAGTCAGGACAACCAACTAAGTATGCCTTTAATGGTATCTCACAAGCAGGTGCTACTAGAGAGCCTGACTTCAACATCGACTTCTATCCTGTACCTGATACCGCTACTAACAATAATATTGTCTCAGTGAATATCGTAGGTGCTCAGAAAGAATTACAAGAAGCTAATCAAGTATTACGTACTCCTTCACAACCTGTAATCTTAGGTGCGTGGGCGAGAGCTATCGCTGAACGTGGTGAAGATGGAGGTACTCAATATAGTGCTGTGGCTGCTGAAGCTAGGGATTCTCTACTACAAGCAGTACAACTAGATGCAGGTAACTTTGAGTACGAAAGAGATTGGACAGTAGCTTAGTATGCCTATTCAGAATAAAGTCCTTCAAGCTGCTGTATTAGATACAGTAGGTATCAATGGTTTAGATACTCAGACACATCCCACTTCTCTAGATAACACTTGGTTTACTAAAGCTGATAACATTGTCTACACTGAGGGTAACAGGGTAACATTCCGTAAAGGTGTAAAACAGAAAACCTTAGGTACAGGACAACCTATTGGTGGTCTAGTAGAACATAAGCTCTCAGGTAAAATCTTTGGTGCTTACAATGGCACTCTAGCAGAAGTAGATTTAACTGATAAAGATAATGCTTTCATTAACACTTTCGCTACAGGTGCTTCTGATTCTAATTGGGAGTTCGTAGAGTATGATGATGAAATCTATTGTTTCCAACAAGGTGAACTTCCAGTAGAATATGATGCAGGTACTTGGCAGTTACTTAAAGATGTTTCAGGATATAACGCACCTACGGGTGTAACTACCTTTGACCCAGGGTGTGGATTAGGTTTCTACGGTAGAATGTGGGCTGCAGGTATCTCCGAGGATATGAATGTCTTATACTATTCAGAACTAGAGAATCCTCATAAGTGGTCTACAGGTGATTCAGGTTATATAGACCTTAAGTATGTATGGGGTGGTGATGAGATTGTTGCCTTACATTCTTTTGCAGGTAAATTGGTTATCTTCGGTAGACAGAATATTGCCATCTATAATAACCCTTGGGATGTAGCTAATATGTACCAAGATGAAATCATTGAAGGTGTAGGCTGTGTGGCTAGAGACTCTATTCAGGCTGTAGGTAATGATTTATTCTTTATGTCTGATACAGGTGTTAGGTCTCTGAAGAGAACTGCAGAGTCAGCTACAGATAAGTTACCTCTACAAGAGATGTCACTAACTGTTAAAGATGAAATGGTTTCTCATATCTCTAATAGTCAGAACGTTAAGTCTGTCTTTGTATTAGATGAAGCACTTTATGTAGTATCTTTCGTAGACTTAAATGTGACTTATGTCTTTGATGTCTCTCACGTAACACCTAGAAATACTTACAGAATTACTAAGTGGCATTTTGAAGGTTCTAGAAATCCTATCTCTATGGCTTACTCTGAAGGATATGGCTTATTGTTCGGACAAGAGGCAGGACACGTATGTTCATATGAAGGCTACTATGATATTGACTACTTAGGCTCTAACAACTATGCTTACTATCCTTTCACTGGGTCTTTCTCTACAGTATGGATTGCATTAGGTCAAGGCTTTATGTCTTCTATCTTAAAGAAGATGTTGATTGTAGTATCAGGTGGTCAAGGAACAGATGCTGGTCTAAGAGTTTATAAAGACTATGAGTTAACAGCTAGTTCATCAGCTACCTTTAAACTTAACCCCACTTTATCAGGACAGGAATATAAGTGGGGAGCAAGTGATGCTCTCTTCGGAACTTCTAAGTATGCTCCTATCTATGGTCTAAAAGAAGTAGGTTTACCACTAGCAGGAGATGCTAAGTATCTGAGGTTCGAGATGGATGGTGTGACTAACGGTCATAAGGCTTCTCTACAATCAATCACTCTATTATACAAACAAGGTAAAACATTATGAAATAGAAAAGATACTAAAGATGGTAAGTCTTATAGATGTAAAGAATGCGCCTCTACTCTGACTAAACAGTGGCAGAAAGATAATAAGGAAGCTTATAATAAGAAGAATAGAAATTGGCGTAGAGGTAATGAGAAGTTTAGAGCATATCACTGTTCTCGTCAAAATAAGAGAAGAGCTGATAAATTAAACGCTACTCCTAAATGGGCGGATTTAAAAGCGATTGAAGGGATATATGAAATGTCTCGCCTACTATCTAAAAGTTGGGGAGAGGCATATCACGTAGACCATATTGTTCCTTTGAAGGGAGTCACTATCTGTGGTTTACATTGCGAAGATAATCTACAGGTAATAACAGCAAAAGAAAACTTAACAAAAAGTAATAAATTTACACAGGAGGTGTGACATTTCAAACTACACTATAGCAGTAAACTGGACAGGCAAGGATGCACTACCAGACAGCAAAGTAATTTCAGGTACAGACTTCAATACTGAATTTGTAGCAGTACGTACATCATTAAACTCTAAGGCAGATTTAAATGGTGCTGCAACAGAGAACTTTGCTTGTAACTTATTGACAGCAGACAGTGCTACTATTGATGGTCAAGCACCGTCTCTATTAGACACACCACAGACTTACACTAAAGCACACAATACTCAAGCAGAGACTTTAAGTATGACAGCTGACCAAACAGCTAACTTACTTAATACAGATGTCTTTGTAGTAGAGATTCAGAGCACAGGTTGGACATTAAATGTCAGTAACCAGACAGCAGGTGCTAAAGCTACATTCATAGTTAAGAACCAAGGTGCTCATACATTGACACTAGGCACTGGTTTCTATCTACCAGAAGGTGCTACTTATACTGCTACTTCAGGTAGTGGTTCAGTGGATGTCCTTGATTGTGTATCAGATGGTACTTCAATGTACTGTAACTTAAGTTCTAACTACTAGGTAAGCTATGGGATTCTTTACTTCAGACTTAGGACTAGGCGAGGAATATGCTAATCCTAAGGTCAGTCAGGTATATCAACCTTCAGGAGGAGCTACATCTCCAGCATTAACTTCTAGACAAGCAGCTTCAGACCCTTTAAGTCAATTAGCTAAAGCTATGGGTGGAAGCACTTCAGGTGGTTATGGCGGTTCAGGTACTACTTCTTTAACTGATATAGCTAGTGTGTTAGCAGGAAGTTCTAATATGGTAGGTGGCGGTGGCACTATTATGCCTAGTCCTTCATTCCCTGAGCCTCATACATTCCCTGAGCCTCGTACATTCCCTAAAGGTGAGTTACCTACTGGGGATTCTAGTGCTTATAGCTCAGGTATGTTAACAGGAGGAACTGGAGGAGCATTTAGCCCTACAGCTGAAGACTATCAAAGTTACCTGTCTAATAGAAACTGGCTACAAGGTGCTATAAATATGTTTATACCTACAGGTAATATAGCAGGTGCAGCTATGGACTACAATATGGGGATTAATCCTACACCTTTTGGTCCTACATTTATGCAGAACTATACTGGTCCTGGGTTTAGTGGTGAATATACTGGTGGTATAATGACTGCTTCAGACCAAAGAGACCAACTAATTGAACAGATTTCATTTGACCCTGAAGGTGCTTCTTGGTATAGTGGTAACTTTATGGGTTATGACCCTGACTTAGACTTATCTATAGGTCCTTGGTCAGAGACTACACCTGTAGACCCTAACTATAACTGGGGTGCTAATGCTAATATTAATCCTTATACAGGACAAGTAATGACACAGGAGTATGTAGTTCCAAACACTCAAGGAACTATAACACCTACAGGTCCTACCTTTGGCACTAACTTACCAGACGTTACAGCAGGAGGTTATACCTTTGGTTCTGACTTATATAGCTCACTAGACGAAGCACAAGATGAGACTGGATTAGGTACTTCAGAGTGGGATACTAGCCACGAAGACTTCTCTTGGGATGATTCAGGCAGTAGTGACTCTGGTGCTGGTGGCTGGGGTGACTCTGATGCTGCTTCAGATATGGATGAAGACTCTGGTTGGTCTGGTGCTGATAGTGACTTTGATGATTCATCTTCAGATAGCGGAGGTGGTGACTC